CATATCAAAACATTCAGAATACCAACCATTAACCACATCTAAAGAATACTGATTAAGATTGGTTTTTTTGTTTGTGTAAAATCCAAGAATATCCAACTTGTCCATCCATAAATCCCTTGTAACAGCGGAGCCGTAAATGGAGACTCCTCCTTTGGCCTCTAGGTTCATACGATGCCGTCCAATGCGGTCTGGGTTTATCTCAATGCTAAATAGCTTTTCTGTGAAAATACATTGAGTGGAGCCATCCCCGGTTCCTCCGCCAATCTCTAGGCCAATCTTTTTGCCCTTGCTATATTTTGCCAAGGCTTGCCCAAATGAGTCGTTGATGGTTACTTCTTGCATTTCACCATTTCCGCTAATGCTTTTTTGATTACATACTCAATCACGGCTTCTGGGTCGTGCTTTAACGCCAGCATTCCAGCCTCATACAAATCTTTTTCTGCTTTTTTGTCATAGGTAATATCGACCTTCACATACTTGGTAGGGTCAGGGCGAGACTTGCCAAATGTGATTATACCAAGCTCCTTGGTATTCTCCCCTTTTTTAGCTTTTCTACACCCAATTATCTGCTTTGCGTTTTTCATAGATCGCTTTTCCTTTCTCATAATGCTCTGGCTTGTTGTGGTTCTTAAAGTGTTCGTCTTGTTGCCCCCCGGTGAACATAGGGTTTTCGTGGGTTAGGACAATGTTTTTCGCTTCAATCACCACACCATCGTCATAGGCTCTTTGAGTAAATTCGTTGTCTGAATAGATTCCATCGGACTCTTGATAGCTTGGGTGAAACATATAACCCTGCTTTTTAAGCCTAGATTGCGTCAGGATTGCCATACAGAGCAGTTTGTCTTGCCTATGCCCATCTGATACTGCCAGCACTTTCTCGGCCTTTGTATCCCCTATTGCGCTCAAAATTAGGGCATCCCAGTTGCGGGGTGGGCTCCAATCATCGCTCATTTGAATAATCACCTCGCCCCTAGCCCTCTTTGCCCCTTCGTTCCATGCGTTAATTATTCCGCCGGGGTTGCAACGAATTGCTCCGTGAGGCACATAGTTTTCTGGGTCATCGTGATCCACCATGAAAAGCCATTCGATTGCCAAAGGCTCTGCGGCCAAGGAAAGCCATTGGAACCTGCGCTGATAGGCTACATTCGCCCTGCCCCTAGTGGCGTGAACTAGCGTGATTTTGGGCGGGTTAGTCCATGCCTTGTTTGCATTCTCAATTTCAGCGGTGTTGCCTACGCATATTGAGGCCGTCCGATAAATGTCCAAGGTTTGCCAGCGGTAAATAGGTTCTTGCAGATTCCAGTAGTGAGTTGATGGCCTTGGGAGCGAGATTGCGGAACGAGCCGATCCCCACGCTTTTACCCATTGGCCTTTTGAGGCGTAAAGCAAGGCGGCGTAATAGTGAGCCTCCCTTCTTTCTGGTTGGCAAGTAACTGCCTCACCCAAGTATTTAAGTCTTTCGCTTTCCTCTGGATGGCATCGCCCAAGGTTCAAAAGCACATCGTATTTCAGCGTTTCGTCCAGATCGGGAAAAGCCAATGCTCGCTTGCCAGCCTCAATAGCCTTGGCGTGTTGCCCGGAAAGAAAATACTCTTGCTGTTGATAATAGAGGGCGTGGGGCGTTCCCTTTAGTTCGTCCTCCAATATCTTAAAGTTCCTATCGGCACTTGCCTTTTTGTAGCCGTGTGGTTTGTGGATTCGCCAAATCTTATCCAGTCCAAACATCTTGCTTTGATCAAAGGCCACAAGAGTTTCGTGAACTCGATTCTTCCATTCACAAGTTCCCTTCCTAGAAACCTCTTCCCGCAGTGGGCAAAGGGCGGCGTTCTCTACCCAATACTTCAAAGCAACTAAATGCCCATCCCTTTCTATTAGCTGATCTATGGCATATTCAATCGTAGCAACGCCATCCTCTGCCATTACGTCATCAGCATCCACCCACGCTTGAAACTCGCAGGAACAGGCGTTTAAGGCCAAATTCCTAGCTCCTGCAAAGTCGTCTATGAAAGCCCAATCAGTCTTTTTATTCTTATAGTGAATGACTCTAGCACCGAGAGCCAATGCAATCTCTTCGGTTTTGTCGGGATCAGTTGCCCCCCTAGCAATACAAACAACCACCTCTTTTGCGACTGGGGCAAACGATTTAAGGCAACGCTCAATGTAGGCTTCTTCATTTCCCGCAATTAAATATATGGAAAGATCGTGTTTCATTCAAGAGGATTTCAGATAGGATTTCTAGTTATTCAAGGATGTCAATAGAAAGAAAAAGGGGGGTCAGGTTATTCACCCAACCCCCCTTCTTCAGAGGAACCAGAACCAGAACCGAATTACGTATAGTTCGTAGTGATGCGGACACCCGCATTCGCATCAATCACAACTTCCGCGGTGTTCATACGAACACGGAGGACGTTGGAACGGCGAGCGTCATCACGGTAGGTTTCGGAGATGAAACCACCCGGAGCGTCATCGGCCCACACGAGGGTACGACCAACTCCACCAGCGGTGAACTCTCCACCCTGAATGTTCGCAACGATGATTTGAGCATCGGGAACGATGAACGAACCAGAGTAGGCAATGTTTTTGTTAGCGGTGTTACGAGCCGCACGACCAATCAGAACCTTCTCCACACCCAAACCAGCGGCAACCTGCTTCTCATCGAGCAAGCGAGTGCCGACATCGGAGATAACTCCGAAGAACATATTCTGGAGGAGGGTGGAACGGCGGATACGCTCGAACACATTGGCCGACATGAGAACCGCATTGGCCTCATATCCCAACTTATTCAAGGCAAGTTTGGCCGCCGCAACGTCCGCAGGGGCGTTGATGGTGGTCAAGAGAGCTTCGGTATAAGCAACCGCACGAGTCTGATCGGCAGTAGCAAACGGAGTGGTGGAAGCCCATAGCAAATCAGCAACTCGCTTTTCGTGCGAGAGCTTCAACTGGCGCAAGAGGAACTTGGCCGAGGAGGCTTCGATTTGGAAAAACCTGTTGAGATCCGACTTGAGCGCATCATCGATGTACTCGATGAGGCCTGTCTCCTGCGTGGTGTAGCTTTGTGAGGTGTATGACCGGGTGATCGCCGCATACTCGGAAGCGATATCACGCTTGAGGGCGTCCGCATTACGCAGATCAGCACCAGCAAGGGTAGCTTTGAGGTAAGTTCCAGATTTCGCCGGGACATTGAGCAGGGGGAGAACTTCCGCCCCGATCAATCCGACATCACTTGGGCCTTCAACTAGAGCTTGGCTGATATCTGCCCGAATCGTTGTTCCGCCAGAGATAAATGACATGGTATTTTATTCTTTCTTGGTTGTTGTTACGATTGTTTAGTACAGCGGAACAGCGATCTCAATAACCGCCGAAGTTGCTGTGGCCGCTTCAAGAGCGATGCCAGCCGTGCCGATATTGGCCGCCAGCGTGGTCACCTGACCGCCGTTGTCGAATTTAACCACATCACCAACCGCGCAGGTTCCAGAAACCGTGGCGAAGAAGGTGGGGTGGAACAGTTTGACCGTGCCAGAATCACCAGCGGCAACATCCTGTTGCACTACGCCGATTGCACGAGCCGTGCCAGTAACCGCCACATCAGCGTTACCCGCCGTGGTGGTGGAGGGGATTACCAAACGGAAAGCCGAGATTGCGCTCGAAAATCCGAAGGTGCGAAAATTTCCTTCAATCTGTGAACTCATTTTTTATTGTCCTTTGTTAGATTTTGCTAATGCCACGGCTAAGAGCTTCGGCATATTCGTTGGGGTTGGAGAGCATCACGGCTTTCATGGCCGAGAGCTTCGAAGTCGCATAGTCGGGGTGAGCCGACACAAGGGCTTCAAAAGTTTTGGGTTCGACTTTGGCTTCGACCTTTTCCTCGACAACAGGGCTGGCGGGAAGGGGCTTGATGCCAAACTCGACAAGAGCTTTTTTAACAAGCTCGCTCATGTTCTCTTCCTTTTTCTCCTCAACAGGAGCTTCGGCGGCAACAGGAGCTTCTTCTTTTTTGGGTTCTTCCTTAGGGGTTACAATGGCTTCGAGAGCTTCCAGACGCTTCATAAAGCCTTCCATCTGAGTTTTATATTCGTCCATGTTAGATTTTCCTTTATTGTCAAGTATTGGGTCACTCTCGACAACTGCTTGCTTAATATCAGCAGGGACACTCTGGCCTCCCGCATTATAGCCCAATTTTGATCCGACAGCGAAAACGAGCATATCCTGTTCCACCCCGGCAAAGTCTCTGAACCTCTCATTGGATGCGGGTGAACTAACCAAATCAGCAGATGCGATGCTCTGTGGACGAATGTAATCCCTGCCATCGATGGTTTCCGATTCGTTCATAAATGCCAAGGAAACCCCAAACTGATCCGGGGCTTCATCTGCCATCTCTTTAATAAGGCCATAATGAGGAGAGCTTTTAAGGAGGTGCAGGTCGGCCTTGAGTTTGTCCCCTTCGATGCGGGGGTTACGAGCAAATCCTACCACCGCATCCAGCCCGGAGCCGTGGTTCATCTTAACCTTCACTCCATTGGGAGCTTTCTTCATCAATTCAAAAGCCTGTTCGATGCTGGTCTTGTCGATCCAGAGATCATGTCCCTTGGCTTCGCCTTGGCTCAAGATATAGACGGCGGGGATAAGGCTCGCATCCTCTAGCGATTTGTTGCGCCTCTGCTTCTTTTTCCAGTCCCGATAGGTCTGATAGGCAACCGCCGCCCTTTGTTTAACGTCCTTAAAATCCTTTATGGCTGTTTCGTTGCCCATAAAGCGACTAACAAAATCCTTAATCTTGTCTTTTTTCTCTGGGCTAGGGAGGGGCATATTAGATTAGGGTTAGGAGGTATTTAAGGCGATTTACTGACCCCAAGATGTCATCTCGGATATTGAGCAGATCAGTGTCTCCTTCGGCCAAATAGCCGGGAAGCTCGTCCGACAGGAATATAATAAACTCATCGTTATATTCACCAAAGGATTCTGGCGAATAGTTGTCCAATTCAATCCCAAATACAGAGGACGAAACGATACGCCCATACTTCCCAAAGAATGTCTCTAGGAAATTGTCGATTTTGTCATCGAGCATTTCATAGGCATTACCAAAAGACTTGTGCTGGCTATAAGATTTTGTCTGCCAGTGAAATATGCGTAGCTGATTCTGATAGGTCAGCAGATTGGTTAGGATTGTCTCGCCGTTGGCGTTTTCCATAAGGTTAGGCTTTCTTGTCAATCTTGTTATTGGTAATCGGGCCACCCACAATCCAAGCATCGCAAGTTCGTTTAGCCGCACATTTGAAATCAAAAATCTCGCAGTAGCCCAGATCACCGCCAATCGCCACCTCGTTTGCGTCCTCTCCGATGCCCTGTTTAATACATCCAAGTAGCTTCTTGGTCTGGTTAAAGGCGGCGCAATTACCGCATAGCATCTTCTTGGCCGTGGCTACATCGCCTTGGAACTCGTTGGCTTTTGCTTTCCAATAATCCTCGTTTGGCTCGTTAGGATTGGCTGGCCCATAGTTCGCATCGTCCACGGCGTTCTGTCTGTTTTCAAGATTCGTCTTAATGTCTTGTGTGGCGATGGGGCAAGCGGCCGGCTCTTGTAGTTCTTCATCTCGGCTGTTCATTTGCTTAACTAGCTTCTTTGCCCAAGCATACCCAGCGTCCCCGCCCCAGAGTTGCCATGCTTGCCAACCCTTGCCCTGCTCTTTCCAAGTCGATCCCTCCTTGTCCACTTCATGCCGATCAAAAAAAGCCTTCATGCGTCTTGCTGTATCGGGTGAAATTGCCTTGCCCCCGGACAAATCTCTAGCCCTAGCAATTCCAACTGGCGTTCCTCCACGCTGACTAGATGGCTTGCTTGCTCTAACTTCTAATCCCCTCTTGGCCGCTTCCTTTACGCCCTGCGGTGGGGTGAAATCAATATCAGAATATTTGCCAAGCTCGCAAGCATTCAGCATTCCCTTGACCAATAGATCGACACTTTTCTTGTCCAAAGATTGTAGGATGCTTGGAACCTTGGGGGCGAGCTTTCTATCTTTTGTGCTACCTGTGGGTAAATCCTCGACTGGCGTAGTTTCGGTTGGCTCACGCTCTTCTCCCACATCAATATCACCATCTCCGCCAGATTCTCCGCTTTCGGTGTCTTGAGGTTTAATTGGCGGAACATCAATTCCTCCATCCTCACCATTATCATTTGATTCTTCTGGCGGCTCTTGATTGTCTTGAACAAGATTTGGCTCCGCTTGTGGAATTATAGAGCCTCCCGCTTGAGCTTGTGCAAAGGTAGCGGTTGCTAAAATGTCGGAGATTGCGGTTGCCGGGATGTTGTATTTCTCGGCAAGATCAGTAATCATCTTGGTTTCTCTTGCCCTCTGCTGAATGGAAGATTCAAAATCTAAACCTCTCTCACTATAAATATCAGCCGCAGTTCTTAGCCCGGTCTTGAACTCTGCTATTGCCGAAGCAGATTCCCTGCCCAAATCAATAGATACGCTTGCCCCAAAATTAAACACTCCCTTTGTGGTCTTGCTTCCAACATTGTTCTTAATTAGTCCACGAGCGATTCCATCGGCGATAACGATATTCTTGATTGGACGAAGCACCTTATCCTCAAGCAATTTCTGATGACGCTTGAATGTGCGGGATGCCTGTTGCATTTCAAGGCGAGCAGTTGGGCCAGACATGGCCGAGGGATCAACGGCAAATGAATAGGGAATGCCAACTCCCATACAGATATTCCTAAGCAGAATCTTGTGAAACTCTTGAAAGCCGTTGCCGGGGCGATTGGGCGAGTCTGGGAATTGCATTTCCTCCCCCGGCTCCAAGTAGGTGATTCGTCCCGGTTCGATGCTCTCAATCTTAATGGTTTGGTTATTTGAGTCTAGGTCGTTGGTCAGATTGGCAAGATCAGAGGCGTTATTATTGG